TTAATTAAAAATAGTATATATTATAGAAAGAATGAAATACATAAAAGAAAGAATTTTTCCAACCAGCATCTACATATTAGATAATGTTTTAGATAAAAAAACTTTTAATAACATTAAAGATAATGTGTATTTTTTGTACAATAAAAATAAATCAGATATTTGGCAATCAAAATCAGGACTACAAAATAAATTTGAATACAAAATTTTGTGCAAAAAAATTAAAGATTTAACAAAAATAATTTTTGAAGACTATAAATATTGTTATGATTCTTTTAACATAACAGATATGTGGGCAGGTATTTTAAAACCCAAAGAATTTCATAGACCACATTCTCATACAAATTGTATTTTCAGTGGAACTTATTACGTTGAGTCTGATGAAAAAAGTCCAATTTGGTTTTGTGATCCAAGAAATGTTTCTGGAATAATGCCCTCCACTAAAGAACAAAATATTGATAATTCCACCATATGGTATTACCCCTCTATAGAAAACAGATTAATTATTTTTCCATCTTGGTTACAACACTATGTTTCTACAGCAAATTCTAATAAAAATAGAACTTCAATTTCTTTTAATATAATGTTAAAAGGTAAGATAGGTTCTCACGCACAATTTAATTCTATGACCGTATGAATGATATAAAGAAAACAAAATTTTTTGAGTTAAGTATGTATGAGGGTAAAGTTCAAATGCCAAAAGGATTTGAAATAAACTCTGATGTTTTAATTAGCAAACTTTTTCAAGAAAATTTATTAGACAACAAGTTTAGATCTTCAAAAGAATTTGATAAAATAAACTCTTACATTATAGAATATATGTATGTTCAACACGAAGTGCCTTTTCGGTTTGTAGACACATGGGGAAATTATTACAAATCAAAAACAGTAACTCAACCCTTAAGACAATTTAGTCCGTCTTTTCCTGGAGAAACAGGAAACTTAGTTTGTTTGTATGGAATAGATGTTTCAAATTGTTTTATTAGATTACAATATACAGATAACAAAGATGTAAAATGTAGTGAGATAGTTGAGCTTAAAAAAAATAATTTTGTTATTTTTCCAGCTAGTTTTGTTTATCAAATATCTTCTTTTCAAGAAAAAAATTTTAACTTTATACAAACTATAATTTATGATGCTTTCTAATTATTATTGGATTTTTAAAAAAGGTTTAACAAATAAATTTTGTGATGAAATAGTAGAATACTCTTTGTCTCAAAAAGACAACATTGCTACAACAGGTGGCTATGAAAAAAAATTGTCTAAAGAAGATTTAAAAAAATTAAAAGGTAGTATTAGAGACTCCAACATAGTCTGGCTTAACGAAAACTGGATATATAAAGAAATTCATCCTTTTTTAATAGAGGCAAATAAAAAAGCAGGATGGAATTATAATTGGGACTATTCTGAAAGTTGTCAATTTACAAAATACAAAATAGGTCAATATTATACTTGGCATACAGATACTATTACTAATGCTTCCGATGGTAAGATAAGAAAAATTTCTATGTCTTGTGTATTGTCGGATAGTAACGAATATGAAGGGGGAGAGTTTGAGTTTGATTTTAGAAACTACAATCCCAACATGAGAGACGAACATAAACACGTTCATAGAATTAATAATAAACTACCCAAAGGTTCCATAGTGGTGTTTCCTTCTTTTATATGGCACAGGGTAAAACCAGTAACATCAGGCACAAGGTATTCTCTTGTATCCTGGCATGTTGGAGATCCTTTTAAATAATGTTGTATCCAACTTACGTAATTGATAATTTTTTTCCTAATCCTGATGAAGTGGTTAAATTTAGTAAAACTTTAGATTTTGGGAGAGATACTACTTTAGGCAAATGGCCTGGAGAAAGAACAAACTTAATGCATGAAATTAATTTAAATTTTTTTCAATATACAACTAAAAAAATCATGAGTTTAATATTTTTAAATAATTTATCTAATATAAACTGGGAAGCACAACAATATTTTCAAAAAGTTCCTTGTGAGGGAGATGTAAAACAAGGTTGGGTTCATAATGATTCTAACCAACAATTAACAGCTATTGTTTATCTATCAAAACATAAAGGTTGTGGAACTTCCATATATAGAAAAAATAGTTTTTTTAATGGAGGTAAAAATTATCAAGTAAAAGAAGAATACTATTCTAAAAATAAAAAATTTGATAAAAAATACTATCAAGCTTTAGAAGAAAATAATTCTTGTTTTACTAAAACCATAGAGGTTGAAAGTGTATTCAACAGATTAGTAATATTTGACGGATCTCAATGGCATGGTGTTAATGGTTTTTATGATAAAAATGCTTCTGAAGACAGACTAACTTTATTAACTTTTTTTCATGATATAAGAGGAAACAATTTAAAATTTCCTATTTCAGAAATGCATAGGGTTTTGTAATGAAAATTATAATAGTAGGTGGAGGAAGTGCAGGTTGGATGACAGCAGCAACCTTACAGTCTCAACTACCTCAACATCAAATAAGTTTAATAGAATCAAAAAACATATCTATTACAGGAGTAGGAGAAAGCACTTTAGGAAGAATTAAAGACTGGACTCGTTTATTAAAAATAGAAGACAAAGACTTTATGAAAGACACTGATGCTAGTTATAAACTATCAATTAAATTTACGGACTTTTATAAAAAAAAATCACAATTTCATTATCCTTTTGGTCCCCCTGAGCTTGAAGGAAATGCTGCTTTTTTAAATGATTGGTGGTTTAAAAAATTATCTAATCCAAAAACGTCTAATTCAGATTATGCAGAATGCATTTTTCCAACACAAATGGCTTACGTTAATCAAAATAAATTTGATACAAGTCGAGAGCATGCATTTCATTTTGATGCCGTAAAGTTTGGCATTTGGTTAAGAGATAATCGTTGTAAAAAAGTAAAACACATAATTGATGATATTGTATCTGTTGAACAAGATAAAAATGGAATAAAATCATTAAACAATAAATATAAAGCAGATCTATACATAGATTGCACAGGCTTTAAATCTTTGTTGTTAGGACAAAGTTTAAAAGAACCTTTTGAATCTTATGCTGATATGCTGCCTAATGATTCTGCTTGGGCTACAAGAATAAAATATAAAAACAAAGAAAAAGAACTAGTTTCTTATACAAACTGCACAGCTATTCAAAATGGTTGGGTGTGGAATATTCCTCTTTGGTCAAGAATTGGCACCGGCTATGTTTATTCTAGTAAATTTGTAGATGACGAAACAGCATTAAAACAATTTAAAAAACATCTCGGTCAAGAAGATCTAGACTTTAAAAAAATAAAAATGAGAGTGGGAATTCACAATCGATTGTGGGTTAAAAATGTAGTTGCAATCGGTTTGTCTGCTGGATTTATAGAACCGTTGGAAAGTAATGGACTGTTCACTGTTCATGATTTTTTATGGCATTTACTTAGAAGCTTACGAAGAGAAAAAGTAACTCAATGGGAAAAAGATAATTTTACTTATAGGTGTAAAAAAACTTTTAAACAGTTTTCTGAATTTGTAGCAATGCATTATGCTTTATCTATTAGAGATGACACTGAGTATTGGAGAAATTGTTTTAATAAACAATGGTGTGATAAACTAATTAATTTACAACAAGATCACCTTGTTGGGTTTCAATCATTGGCTCACAATAAGTTACATGATTTTCATTTTGACCAAAGAGGTGCTATGCATTGCATAGCAGCAGGTATGGATTGGTCGCCAACCGATATAACCACATTAATATACAATAATTATAGAAGCATAGAAAATATGAAAAAAGATTGGATACCTATAATAGAAAGACTAAATAATAAAAAACAGAATGCAATAAAACAAACAAAAAGTAAAATAAATTTACTTGATTATCTAAAAAAATATATTTATATATAAAAATGAAAGTATGAAAAATTATAGTTATTTTAATGTTCCAATTTGGGTAGAGCAAAAACCAGAGTTTGTTAAGTCATTAATACATTCTTCCAATAAATATATCACTGATGCTAAAAAAAGAAATAAGGAGCATATAAAAAAACATGGAGATTTTGGAATTAGTCATCATTCTACAACGCTTCTTTTAGATAATAATTTTATCGATTTTAGAGACTATGTTGGTCAAAAGTCTTGGCAATATTTAGATCAACAAGGATATGATATGTCTAAATA